TCCTAGCTTTAAATCTAGCCTCTTTGGGATCTTGCTCTTTTTTCTTTAAATCTAGAAACAATGCATCTTCTATTCTCTGTTGTCTTTTGCGTTGTTCATCTATTAATTCTTGATCACGCTCTCTTTGTGCTTTTAATAATGCAGCGTCTTGCTGTAGGCCTAATCTTTCTAATTCAAACTCACGTTGACTTTCTTTTTCTTGTTTAGCTAGCCCAAGTCTAAACTGTTCTTGTCCTTGCTGTACAATGTTAGCACCAATGGCTGGGTCTGCACCTAAAGCAACCGTTACACCTGCAAGCATGTTGTTAAGTAATAGACGCCCTTCTGGGGTAGCTTTCTGCGTGTTTACAAAATCCCCAAAGCCTTGCAGTAACCCTTTGGCACCTTCCCCTAAGGCCCCAATAATATTATCAACTGGGCTGGGTTGTTGTGGTTGCATTGGCTGTATTGGCTGACCGCTTGCTAGTAGCTCTGCTGTCATTTGTTCTTTCGTTGGCCTTGTTGGTAATGGAGCCATATTTAATTTATTTTTAGACACCATATTTACCGATCTCCTTCATATGTTTTATAAGTTCTTCGTCTTGAGTCGTTTTATAATAATTTCCACTAAAATCTTTTTTTTCACCCCAGACTGAATAGTACGCTTTCAAAGCTTCTTTTTCGGCATCCGTTGCTAAATTACCTTTTTGTGCCTCTATTGTATTTTGTATTTTTGTTTCGTCAATTTTTTGAACGGGTCTTAGGGCTGCTGCTTGTGCAGCTAATGCTTGCGCTCCAGCAAGCTGTTCTCTTGACCTTTGTCTTCTCATAGCTTCCTCTAATGCTAGTTTTTCAACATCAAAGCCAAGTTCACGCCCTAGACGACCTGCAAGCATTGCTGTTTGCTGTCCTGCCTCTGGGCCTCTAACTCCTGCTTGTTGTAAAGCTAATTGGCCTCGTTTAATTGCTTGTTGCTGTTCTGGCAATCTTTGTTCACTAATAATTTGTTGCAAACGACTAATTTCTTTTGGAGAACCTTCGGTAGCCTCTAAAAATTGTGATATACCAGTAGCTTCCCTTTCTTTAGCTCTCGCTAAAGCTTCTTCTTGCCCTGCTTGTGTTCCACTTAATATTCCCAATTCTTTTGCAAACTGTTGCATAGCCAATTCCTTTTGTTGTGCCAACTGTTCTTGACTTAGCCCAACTTGCGCTGCTGTTTGTTGTTCCAATGCTTTTTGTTGTTGCGAACCTGCATATGATGTTGCTATTGCCCCTATCGCTGCTGCTGCTATTGATGACCAACTCATTTTAAAGCCTCCTTTTTACTCATAAATGTATTGTTTTGCCTGTTTATTTTGTTAAATTTATCAAATAACTGTTTATCTAACATTTTATTATCACGCTCCTCAATTATTTCTTTTTCAATCTCATCGACATTAGTTTTATCCGTTATATGAAATGTAGTCCAAATTGTATCTTCTTCTATATATAATAAACGCCTCGTATTTGGTTCTGTTATTCCTGTGTGTGGTGCGTTTATAGTTTCGAGTTTATTGCCATCGTAAACGATACACTTTCCCTTACTTACTACGAATGGGTGGTTCGTTTTGTGTATTTTGCTAGTCAAAATTGTTCCTGCCGGCATAAATATTTCCCGAATATACATACCATCGGTAAAGCTATGAGTTAATGGCATTTCTACCGGTTCGCCAGTTGCTATGATGCATTCTGCTTGGTCCATAAGCTCATTAAGGGATAAATCTTTTTGTTTAACTTCCAACAATTCTACCCTCCAACTTCCAGCCTTTAATGATGGCTTGTGTTTGTGTGCTTATCTTAAACCGCATCCAATTTGCGTATTTATTTATGTATACCACTTTGTAATCTTCTTCGTCTTCTGTTGTTTCGTAATAATCCTCGTCAAAGTAATCAAAATCATAATACGCCCCATCATATGTAATGGTAGCAGTTACTGTTTTTGTGCTATCAACTGTCGCTAAGGCTGTTAATGTGTTGCTCCCCGATTTATCATAATATATATATAAATTTTTATAAAATTTTTGTTCTGTCCCAACCGCTATTTCAGGCGTTTCAAAAAATGCTGTTAATTCTTCCCCACGATAGGTCAAAGCGTTGTACATTTGCTCAACGATACCTGCATTTTTTTGTGATATATATAAAGTTTGCTCGATCTCAAAAAACCGCCAATAAGTAGGAGTGTAGCTTGTTGTCTTTATAAAATACTTTGTCCAACCACTAATACGTATATCGTAAACATACATAAACGTTTCAGCGATTAAATGATATTTATAATCGAAAAATGCTGCTTCTAATGGATTATCTTTTAATTGATTTTTTAGGCTATCTTTATTTAGTGCTGAACTAAAATTATTTGTTGTTAAGTTGTCAAAACTTGTAGCCAAGTTGGTGGCAATATTACCGCTGAAAATACGGACATCATACAAGTTAGAAACAAACATAATGCCACCTTGTAAGATGTCATTCTCGGGTATTCTAGCAATGCTAAAACCATCAATGCATCCTACATTAGACGTGGTTTGTTTAACACTTGTTGTAAGACCTGACGTATCCGCTAAATATATATGCTTTTCTGAAAAAACTACGATTTGATTATAATCTTCAATAAGTCCTGTTAATGGGGAATTGTCGTTACCTACGCCTGACACATCATAAACGCCTGACGTATTAAAAAAAACTTCTACCTCTAACTCTGTGACATACAAGTAGTTTGGTCTATTGGCATTGACCGCACCAATAATTTTTTCATCTTTTACTGTAATAAATTGGGGTGTTGGACATGAACTATTTGTACTAGGAATATTTGCGCCTAGTGAGCCGTCAGCCGTGTTATCTTGATACGTTGTAGTGGTGTTATCGCTAATAGTTGTTAGTAACTTGAGTGTACTACCACCTGCCTCTGTACGGTATATCTTTCGTGCTGTGCATGTCGCAATTCCAACAGGTAAATCAAGATCAATACTTTTGCTTGATACGGTAATGGTGTTGCTAATAGTGCCAAGTATAATTTCGACGCCATCTATGACATAGCTCATAGCGTAGTAATACGCTCCTGTTAGAACCCCAGCCACAAGTAAATCCTTGGCTGTAGGTGCGCCCATTTCTTTAACATAAGTTCCATCATACACTAATGGATAATCAAAGCCGTTTGATATAAATAGCTTATCGTTTAGTATTCCGAACGTGCATTTTTTATTTGCTGTTAATCCTGTGTAAATGGTGCTTGGGCTTGTTAAGAAGTTTTTAACGATTGATCCCCCTTGAACAATTATTTTTTCACTTTGGAATTGTCCTACTGAATCAATGTATCTAAAATCATAACCCCCATCAATTTGATTGCTTCCTACGTTATATTCAACACTAGGGGCTTTTATTCTTTGGCAACCTATAATGTTATCATAGTTCATATTCTCAATATTGTAGAAATAATCAGGTGAGACGAACTTTCGTCCCTTGTCATCCCGTAGCCCTTTAGATTGATACGATTCTACAACAAAGCTCAAATTGTACTCCCTATATTATTAACTTCCCAATCATAAGGCTGACCAATCATGCCGGCTTTCATCACATCCCCATAACCAGCTTCAATATCATTTTTAGCTTGTCTATAGAAGGCTGAGGCATCAATTTTATATCTATCTGCTCTATTATAGTCATCAATCAAAATTAAAAGCCTGTAGGCCACTAAATCAATTATAGGCTCTATATGCTCGTCTGGTATTTCCATCTCTTTCGCTAAATCAGTGGCTAATATCGTATCATTAGCATCGACACTAATTTCAAAATGCTTTTTTCTGTAATGCAAAACAAAGTTATTATGTGTGACTGTATCAGAATTGCTATGACCGGCTGCGGTTGTTCCTTCAATGCCTCTAGTACATCCGGTGAATGTTGTTGCTGTTTTTGCTGTGTAACGTATCTTTTCGTTATTTATTGTTATTCGTCCATTTAAATCAGGAAAGCTATTGGTAGATGCTACAGTAATTGTTGTTGCACTGTCATTTATTGCACCATTAAGCGTGGTTGTCTGGGCTGAATTGTTATTGTCTGGGTAAATAGTTATTTCGTTATTCCAAACATTAAAAAATCGTGGGATTCCTGCGTAAGTGTTATAGGGAAATTCTGTTGTTACGTAATTCAAATCTTTAAAGCTCATTGCATTTTTACGTCCATCGCGCCATATGTAAGCTAATCTAAAAGCCTCTGATCGTATGGCATCTGTTGGGCCTGTAACTACTCGACTAGACGTATTAACAGGGGTGCTAAATATATCCTCTATCCCTTTGGTTGTGCTTGCGTATACATCCAATGCATTTTTAAGTTGGCTAACTTTTCTTTTATTACTGAATAAGCTACTAGTCGCTTTTGTGCTGTCTTCGTCGCTTATTGCTGTGTTTATTCTATCTATAACGTCACTAACTAACATATTTCCTCCTATCCAAAATACTGCGTAGCATTATCCAATGCATACTGCACCCTCGCATCTACATAATCCTTTATTGCCTTTGCACTTGCAAGTGTATCGTGACTTGCACTAACACTATTTAAGTCTGTGTCCAGCACCCCAGCTTTAAGGTTAGTAACCGTTAAATTACTAATTGTCGTATTATCGGCATCTATACTTGGCAGTCTAGCCTCTGCTAGTGTGCCACTAGATATATTGCTTGCGTTAGTCGTATCTACATTGGCTACATTCCCCAGCCCAACATCGCCTTTAACTAGACTTAATGCTGTTTTTAATGTGGTTGATATTGTTAAATCTTCAATATCGCCTGTACCTGCTGTTGTTCTTCCTTTAACCGTTCCAGTGGCAACGTGTGCAATTTTTGCATTTGTTACGGCTTCATCCGCAATCGTTAAGGCGGTAGCACCAGTAACATCACCCGTATGTGTTGCATTGGTTACTTTTGCATTATTAGCCGTTACATCTGATTCCATGGTATCTAGGTCAACCGCTTGTGTAACAGATATATACCCTAGCTTAGTTTGTTCTGCACTTGTTATTGTTGTTGGCTTATTAAGTATTTGCGCATCACCACTAACTGCGTTCCAATCGGCATTTACATTAACCTCTGCGCCCGTTGCAATGCCTGATAATTTAGTTTGCTCGGCATCAGTAAAGGCATTTGTATCCGCATTAGACTCATAAGCAGTTTTTATTTCTGCTGCTGTTTGATCAGCTGTGGCATTATCTTCTATGCCATCTAGTTTTGTGTTGTCGCTAGCTGTAAAATGCTTGTTAGTCGCTGTCTCTGATACGTCATCAAGGGTTAACGCTCTAGCTTCCCATGTATTGCTAGAATTGCCTATAAACACATTACCATCGTTAAGGTTAGGCACGTCGTTAGTACGCCCAGCACCACCAACTTTTATGCTTCCTGCACTGGCATGGACTCGTTGGACTTTCCCAATGTTTTGAACTTGTGATGATTCGCCATAAGGCTTAGTGGCTGTGAGTGTGCCTGTATCAGATATATATAAAATATCACCTAAAGAAAATGAGCTTGTATCTATTCCTGACAAGGTGCCAAACGTTACTACATTTATTGACGCATTTAATGATACTGTGCTTTCAGCTAATCCAAACGCTGGCATTTTATTAGCATCATTTGCATCTGCAATGCCTACGACTGGCACGTTACCAGTTACATCAAAACTAGATATATAAACGGGGTCACCTTTGCTTATTGCCTCACCCGCTTTGGCTTTAAATTGTACCTCACCACGTAATCCACCAATAAAGTTATCTGCCTCGACATTTCCGTTAACTGTTAATATTTCACCATTTAGTGTCGTTGTGCCAATTCCTACTTGATTGTTAGTAGAATCCACATATAAGGTATTTGTATCTATGGTTAAGTCGCCTGATAGTGTGCCTGAGCCTGTTATATTTATATTGCCTGTACCTGTGATATCACTGGCATTTAAATCTAAATTACCACCAAGCTGTGGCGTTGGGTCTTCTAATACTTCTTCTAAGTATCGTCCGTCTAAGTCAACTGTTCTAGTAGCACTGTCGTTCATGGTAGCAGTTAAAAGCCCAGTGCCAGTGTTAAAGCCTAATGATGATAGAAACTTATCTGTACCACCACCTCCGCCACCCTCAGTTGGATTGTAAATGTATGTCATCCCTCGGCACCTACTAGCGTTTTACTTCCATTGGCTGATATAGCATTTACAACACCCTTAAATATTGGGTTATCTAATGCCAAAGCTCCACCACTTGCGTTTAGTCGTATGCCGTTATTTAATGTAGCTGTTGCACCTAAAGAGACATAAATAGGCTCATCGCTATCATTAACCAATATTAGTAATTTTCTGTTACTGTTAGCAGCTAAAACTTGAGTGCTACTTGTGCCAATAGATACATTAAAATTAGTAATACTAGATACTTCATCGGCACTAATAGCCGTTGACGTTGAGGGAATGTATGGGTCTGCATCTGTACCTGTTCCTGTTGATTTAAAGTACTTTATCCCTTGGTTTGCAATTATATCTTGGTAATTTGCCATTTTATTATTAGTGGGGGTGGCACTTGGCCACCACCCTAAAAACTATTAAGAAGCAGCTACCGCTACAACGTTTCCTGACAATACAAAAGATGCTGAACCACCGCTTGTTGCAGTAGTTGCGATTCCAACGGAACCTGCACCCTCGGCAGTTGAACCAGAAACCCCACCGTCTAATTTAAGGCCAGTTCCTGCGTTCAATACTTCGGCATAGTCACCGGCTGCAAATGTATCAGTAGTTAATACAGTTACAATTCCTTTGTAGGGTACCCATGCATAGTAACCAGAAGTTACAGCCACTTGAGGAGCAACAACAGTCGCACCACTTGCAGTAGTTGCAGGGGCTTTTGTTGATACTTCCGCACCAGCAGTGTTAACCGCTGATAACTGGTATGGCTGATACTGAGTCAATGCACCGTGTGCTTTAATATACACATATTCTTTTTTAATTGCGTTAGTGTCTGAATTATCAACATATCGTGCGCCTAGCTCATATTTACGTGTGCTTGAGGGATTTGTTAAGTCATCAGTATCGATTGAATTTACGTAAGACATTTAGTTTTCTCCTTTCAAAAAATATTAAGATTGTAAAGTTTTGAATACGCCGTTGTAACGTCGCGCTCTACATACTAAATTGTACGCCATAAAATGCTGAGAAGTAATAATCGCTTGGTTAGGAATGCGTCCGTTAAAATCAACTGGAGATTTTTTCCCTTCAAAACCGTACTTATATTTCAAAGCAAATGTTGGGGTAGATAATACATATAGAAAATTATCGGCTGTTGTACCATCGGCGGAACCTGGGCTGTAGTCATCGACGTACCAGTCAATGTTTCGAAACTTGCACCCAGCAAATCCGGCCTTCAAATCGTCTTCACGTGCGAAACGTTGCTGAGTCTGTTGAGAAGCTAAAAACTGGTCTTGTACAAATGAATTAGAAATCATAACGTCAGGGGCGTATGTACCACCTGCATCCCCTGCCCCTTGACCGCGAGCGATTAATTTACCAACTAAACTATTCAATTTAGCATAATTAATTGTGTTAGTGGTTGAATCAATTTCAGTCAACCAAGTTGTTGGGTCGACTAAATCTGTGTTAATAATACCACCATAAGCAGTTCCAGAGGCAGCTGTTACGTCACCAAGTCCGTTGATTGATTTACCGTTAAAGCCTGAACCGTTACCATGTAATTGTTTTGAATAGGTACGCTTTGCAGTTCCAGCCGCTAAATTAACCTTTTCAACTAAAAGTGATTTGATTGCGTTAGGGGTATCACCAGTTCTAGTAATTTCATCAAGAGTGATAGATACGTTGTAGGTTTGGTATTTGAAATCAAATTCTGCAAAACTTAGTTGTTGAGAAGCTGATAAATCCAATACATCAAACTTTCCGTCGATAAAACCATCGGCTTGATTTTCTGCAATTTGTACAGGTTGCTGGATTTTTGATCCACCTGAAACATATTCCAAATTGGGTTTTTTAGCCATCATGCTACCAAAGGCAGAGGATGTTAAAAATTGATCGGGCATAATCTTATCAAGAGCATTATGTGCGACCGCTTGTACTTCGTCTAGCTGTGCGGATGTTAAAGCCATTTTTTATTCTCCTTTTTTAATCCGGTAGAAGAGAATCAAGTTTCGCCTTAAAATCATCAATATTTCTTGGGGCAGTTGTCGATACAGGAACCTTATTGCTACCAGTAACCACACTTTGCGTTGCTTGTGCTTTGCTTAGTGCTTGTTCGGCTGATTGTGTTCCATGTTTTGCCATTACTTGCTCAAATGCTTGTGCTTTAAATGCGTCAAACCATAAATGTTTAGGGATTTGTGCTTCATTCATATAGTTAGCGAATTGCTCTTTGTCATAATTAATGACATACTGCTCTGCTAATTTATCAATTTTATTAAAAGCTTCATTTTGCTGTTGAGTATCGTAATGTGACAATGCTTGCTTTTCGATGCTCTCTTTCCAGGATAGCAAATCATTTAACCTGTCATCCTGAACATTAGCTTGTGGCTGTGGCTGTGCTTGTTCTTGTTCACCGTTACTATATTTGTTTATGACTCCTAAAAGCTCACTTCCCATTTGTTCATGATTGAACAATTCTTCAATTTGCGAATAGTCGTCTTTATATCTTTGGAGTTCCTCAACTTGAGATTTGTAATCATTAATCTGTTTGTCGAAGTCACCTTGTCTTTTCTCATGATAACGCAATGACTCGTACATTTTGTTTGGGTCTTTTGCCCAGTGCGATTCAAACCGCTTATCCCCTTCCCATGAATTTATAGACTCGCTTTCAACTTGTCCATTGTCATTGCTCGAAGTGTCCGTATTATCGCCTTGCCCAAAAGTAACTTGGGTGGCTTCTGGTTGGACTTGCTCCGGTGCAACATCAGCTTGGATGTCTTCTGCCATTGTTTCCTCCTAAAATATTTTTAAGATAGTATCCTATCGAGTTCATAAAATGGGTCTGTCTTCAATGCACTGTCCGGGTCGTTTTCTGGTAACTGCTTCCCCGTTATCCGAACAATGCAAGAATCAAGAGCCATAATTGCCTCTTTGGTACTACCTTTAGCTATTGCGTCTTTGGCTTCCTCTAATTTTGAAACCAATGACATGGGCGTATATCCGCCAAAATCTTCAAGAGTATATTGTAACTTGGACTCTTTTTCAGTCTTTTCAGTTTTATCTTTTTTATACTCTTTTTTATCTTCTTTATAATCGTCCTTATCAGGCTTTGAACCACCAAAAACAATCATAATTCCATCTTTTTTATCTTTATGCATGTGTAGGCCCTTCAAGAATTGCAATTAATTCATCTTTTTTTAAACCGTTGTAATCACGATCAGGAAACGCCGTTTTAACTAATTCAATTAATTCATCTTTTTTAAGTTTATTTAAGTCAAAATCAGAACTATCCGTAATAGTATCCCCTTCAATTTTATATTCTTCAAAAAGGTTAGAAACTAAACTTTCTGGCAAAATAATTGTGGCTTGTTCAAATTTGATTTTATAGTGAGTTTCTTGGTATCCCATTTGACCCGCTGGCAATATGCCGTCACAATAAAAATCCAGGTCAATATCTTTTTTAAGCTGTAATGCTCGTCCGTATCTTAATTCCATACCAAAATCATATATTCCGAATTTATAAAATGCATTTACTTTTTTTTAACAAAATGTTTAAAAATATTAATAAAATGTTTAAAAAAAAATAATGAACATATAAAATTCTAGTTGTATTATATGCCTATGGATAATCCCTTTATTAAATACCTGAATAATTTATTGTCTCAGGCTAAGGCAGGGCATAACACCAAGCAATTAAAAAAATATAAGCGTTATTATGATGGTTCGTTTGAGCCTATTACTGGCGTTGACCGTGATGGAAATACCACGCTTGGTAGTACTGGGCAGGGTAACGCATATTATAACGTCATAAAACCAATCGTTGAGACTAAGGCTACAACTGCTTTGGATGCGATGATTACGACAAACGTTAAACCTGCTAATCTATCACATCAAACTTTTGATAACTTAAAACAATTAGAATCAATCGCAGACATTCTTAATGATTGTTGGGAAAACATTAAAAGAAGTTCGGAATTACCGAACATCTCGCAAAAAGTTATGCGTGATGGGTCAATATATGGCGTGGGGATTGCTAAGGTTATATGGAACCAATCAATTAATAATGGGTTAGGGGATATAAGAATAGAGCGTGTTAGTCCATTAGATTTCTACCCTGAACCAACAGCAACGAGTATTGAAAACTGTAACTATATATTTGTTAAGCGTGTTATAAGTCGTTTTGATTTGATCAACCAATATAAAAATAAGCCAGAGATACTTAAAAAGATTGATGAATTAAGTTCCCCATCGGCAACGATTGACATGGGTGAACCTACCAACAAGGTTGTGGCTGGTAAAGTAACCGCTAACGGTGTAACTACCGGTAGTGAAATGTATTTAAACAAAGGTAGTTTAAAACCTTCTGGAACTGAGCATAATATTGAGCTTTGGGAATGTTACTTAAAAGATGATACGGTGCTTGTTCCTTTGGATGATGAATCAGAACAAGACAAAGAAATGAAAACGGAAGAACGATTTAAATACCCTAACGGACGTTTAATCATTTTTAGTGGTGAGGAAATATTGGAAGATCGGCCAATTGATTACCCCTTTGGTTTTCCGTTTGCAACTTACTCACCGACACAAGCTGATTCTCTTATGGGTCAAGGGGACGTTGAGGATTTAATGCAAATACAAGCACGTTTAACCAATGCATACGCAAAACTTCAAGAGTTAATTGTCAAATACAAATCAATGTTAATCGTTCCTGAAAACTACCGCAGACATTTTCAAGGTAATTTCGATATTATTGGAAGCCAACCGGGTGACCCAATGACACAACCAATGTTAGTCACCAATAAACTAACGCAGGATATCCAAATTATTAGGCAACACATACAAGATTTAAAACAGGATGCTTATAAAATAGCACGTATCAATGAGATTATGCTTTCAGGTGAACGCCCAACCGGTGTTAATAGTGGTCAAATGGTACGTGATTTGATTGAATCGCCAATGTCATCCATTCGAGAAATGCAACGGAATTTTAAAAACTTTTTAGCTGATATAAGCAATAAAGCTGTTGTATTAATTCAGTTATATTACAACCAACCACGAATCATACGTATGGCCAGTGGAACTCAATTTGCCTCGATGGAACCTAATGAAATGGGTGAAATGCAGATCAATATATATGATCGTGACATGCAAACAGACGAATTAATGGCCATTGATACCATTAAATCTGATTTGACTTTAGGTGAGTATGAAGTTGAAATAACCGCTGGAAGTTCATTGCCACAATCACAATCGGCAATCGCTGCAACCACCATGCAATTAGCTCAACAAGGCATTTTTGGTGATATCAATAATCCTGACGTTAAAGAGTTAATCTTGCGCACCCTAGATTATCCAAACTACCGAGCAATCATTAATAAAATAAAAGAAGAACAAGATGAACAGGCGCAAGTGCCAATACCTGAGCCAGACTTTAACGCATACATCAAAAACGTAAACATGAGCTTAAAAGATATCATTGAATTAATTGGTGTATTACCTATTGAGCAACAAGTATCGGCAATTAGTACGATAACGGATAGCTTAGGCTTAACAATGCCAATGCCTGAAATGCCACAACCTGAAATGGCTGATGATATGGCTACAGATTCAATTAATAACTATGAAATGTCACAAGTACCTAATTTTATAAATAGTATCGGGTGATGTTAAGTGCGGAAGAAAAGTATAAACGCTATGACAATCGTACAAATAAGAAAATGGCTGAATATAACCGCGCCGGTGGGAGTGTTGCTAGTCCTGTTAGGGATGTTAGTAAAGCTAGTCCGTCACGCAAACTGACACGTGGCAAGTTTCTATTAAGAAAAGCAACACAAATTTTAAAACAAAGCCAACCTTTAAAAGATAAACAAGGGCGACCTACCCCAGCAGCAATGCAATTTAAGCGATGGGATGCCCCAATACCAAGCAATTACGACTCTGTCCGACGTTTAAAACAAATCGGGCAAAACATTGTAAAACGTTATAAAAAATAACTAAGATAATCAAGATTAAAAAAGGTTTGGTGACTCCAGTTTTAAGCGAGTGACTCAGAAATACTCACTTAAAAGTTGTGTATTTTGTCATTGGAACAAAGTGCATTCATAGGAGCCACCCTATAAAAGACTAATTAAATAATATCTTTTTTGTTTTATAAAGTCAATGGGGTTGGATTGGTGTTCGAGATTGTTCTTTCCCGTCTCGAAATACAGCTTCATATTGAAGGCCATTTTTATCAATTAAATGGGCTTCCCCTTCAATCTTCCCATCAACCCATACCCCTTTAACTTTCCCCCCAGACTTCCACTGAAAAATGCCTTTACCGTGTGGGTTATCATTTTTCCATCGCCCAATGTAAGAATTGCCATTATTATATATGCAACTCCCATTTCCCTGTTTTTTATTATTGACCCATTGCCCATTATACACGTACTTTGTTCCCATTTTTTCGGTTTCTATACCATAACCTTGTCTTTTATTGTTGACCCATTCGCCACAATAACCGCTACCGTCAGGATGACATAATACCCCATGCCCCTCCGCTTTACCATTTAATGTATTACCTACATAAACAGTATTTCTTATACGTGTTTGTCTATTTGGTGTTGCTCCATGTATTCTATTCATATTATTCGCCTTTTTAGTTTACAAGGTATGGCCTACCAGTTTAAAACATGATCACAAAAAACAAAGGTGGGTAGGCCAATATGTAAGATGAGATTACTGTATTAGTATACTAGCTATTAACATAAAGTATCAATTCTTTTTTTACTTTTAACAACTCTTTAATTGAGTTATAAACCTCTATATCATTTTCTTTTTGACTTATCCCAATACAGCCTCTAGTTCCCTGTAAGTTGCCATCGGGATGTATTAATAATCCTGTACGATCTGTTTCGAATTGTGGACTTAGTTTAGCTACCCACGCAAACTCTTTGCCTGTGTAAGCCTCAACCTTATTAACCATTATAACTTTTCCGTCTTTGTCTTTTTTCTCTATCATTATTTTTTTTAATGTGTAGCATTTATCAATTATGTACATACCCTTTGGCAATGGCCCTTTCCCATAGCCACCACTAGTACACTGCCATACATTCGCACCTATACATAAGTTTCCTAGCTTTTGGTCATTACACGTATCAACAACATCAAAGATAAGATCGTATTCTAAAGGGGTCGAATTCGACTGGTTTAGATTATTGGCTTCCTGAAGTCGGGAAACCGTTTTATTATTGTCATTTACCGTTTTTTTTTTTAGTTTATCTATGGAGCCACCAACAAAAATACGTAACACATCTTTAAGTCCAAGTGTTGAGACAAGTATTCCAACAATCCCAAATTCAAACCACCAAGCAGTATCATTTAATGCTTTCCAACCTTCGGCCATTGTTGCTTGGGTAGCCGGGATAAACGTTAGTATCATAATGACAAAAAAGCCTAAAATAATAAACTCGTCAATAAACGATTCACGCCTATTTTTTAGTACTTGCATATCATAGGTCATGTCATTTTGGGCTTGTGTAGCTTGTTGTTTAATTTGCGCTTTTAGTTTTGCCAAATTAAGATCAACCTTTGCTTGTTGAATATCAAGTTTACCTTTTTCTTTAATTTTTTTAATTTGTTGATCACGCTTAACAACATCACCAACGGTGTTGACAACCCCCCCTAAAAGGTTGCCTACAATATTAAACATCTTTTTCTGGCGTTGACATCAACTCAATAACGCCATAAAGTACGCCATTGGTTAACTCGTTAGCAATTTTCATAACCTCAGACACTTGTGCAATCGTCAATTCTTTTTGTCCGCCTTCTTTCTCACATACCATTTTATTAAACTCTGTTATTTTCATTTTTTTATCCTTTTTTTTTGTATTAGTTAATGTTAACCCAGAAAGTGCCAAATTCATCATAAGATTCTACCCAGTCTTCCTCATCACACTTAGGAACTATCCCATCCTTATATATAAAAAGGTTATAGTCTTCAATGGTGTAAAAACAAAAGTCAAAATTAACAATTTCCAAATCTTTAATCATTTTTTTATTATATTCTAAAAGTGTATTGACCTCCTAACTATTATACTTTTTATGAAGCGTATTTACGCTTTTATCTATAATGCCTTCCAGTTTTTTTTTGGTTTTGTTTTCGTTGTGGCGCCGGTTTTTGTCTGCTTCTTGCTTGAGTTCGTCATGACCCCCATATACGAGTTTTTGTTTCTTCTCTATTTCTTTAATCTCTTTCATGGTCAATTTTCCACCTGTGCCTCGTGGGTCGTCAAACTCTGTAAAACCATGAATTGCTACATTGTGACCACCAAAATATTGCTTCATATTTGTACTCCGGCAAGATTCACAATTAACTATTTTCTTATCATTAACCGAAAAATAATTATCTTGTACGTGTTCACATGACTGACATTTAAAACTATACAGTGGCACTTTGTAATTCCTTTTTTTGATTTTTTAATTTACTTTCTAAATAGATTTTAAACTCATTTCTCATTTTTATATCTTTTCGTTTGCAATTCAAAACGTTATAGACTTCAACCGTACTCATTTTAAAATGACGTGCAAGTTCATCTGCGCTTATATTAGTTTGGTCATATAATGCTTTTAGTTGCTCTTTTGTTATTTCAGCCTCGATGTATTTATTATTAATTAATTTTTGTACGTTGTTTGAAACTGTTTGTAATTCGCCTCGTGTGGATTGAAACGCATTGTTCAACTGTTGCATTTGCTCATACAACCCATAACCATTGGTGTTTAACTTTAAATCTTGCAATGCTTGATAGACATCTTGATATAACCGGGTCAACTGCTCAACAGTTAATGCCTTATCAACTGATATATTTTGAATTGCTTTTAAATGATTGTTAACTTGAAACTCAATGCTATTAGCTATTTGAGTTTTAACTGACGTTGCAATTCGTGCATCGATAGAATCGTTTATGCCCTTTAAAGACTTCGCCATCCTTGATTCCAATGTCGCTATTGCCATTTCTATGTTATCCATTTTTTATACTCCTTTTTTGATCTTCTGCTTGATGTTGTAACCACCACAAATTTAAACCTTTATGCTTTTTAGTTACTTTGCTTAACTGTTGTTTACTTAATTGACGCAACATATAACACAATGTCTGAGTTAAAAAATCCGCTTCTTCCTCAATAGAATCATAAACGGTTGTTGGGTTTTTTTGTGCTTCTTGAATTAAATAATTAATTTTTTGATCTCGATAAGCCTCAAACGTTTGTGACAATTTATGGTCTTTAATTACACATGTGGATTGAACAAATACAATATAATTAAGCATATTCAGACATTCAACTATTATTTTTGATTGCCTGATATGCTCGTCATTTATTTGGTTACACAAATTTGATTGAGTTTTATAAATTTTATTTATAAAACTATCTAACCATGTTGGCTTTCTATCATGTTCATAATGGCATGGCATTTTACACTCCTTTTTTTTAATATCTTTTTGGTTTCTTTTTTTTGTTTTTATGCATTTTTAAACTCTCCCTTTCACAGAATTACGTAATTTATCTATATATGTTATATACCACACCCTAAAACGAGCATATGTTCCTAGTAAATTTGCCCTGTCTTCATTGTCTAGTGCGGAAGTCAATTTATATAAATATCTCTCAATTTGGTCTTGTTCACAATGAAGGTTATCAAAATCTATTTTACTTAGTGTATTAGCATACAAAACCAAAAGATCAATTCTTTCATCACTAATATTTACAATTTGGTTATTTGGATAATCTTTTTTAATTGATTTAATAAGTAAAAGCATATCTCTGCATTTCTTATTAGTGATATCTAAATCGGTTATCCGATAACCCCTTTGACCTTCGTTTATCTCAAGTGTAGGTTTGATTTTGTCTTCTGTGTAAATCCTAATAATTCGATTTATCTTTATTTGTGTATTAGTGTTTAGCCATTCCAAATAAATATTTAACAACGAATCCATGATGATATCCTGAATGTGTTTTTGTTGCATGTCTTTTAGCTGTCTTTTTTCGTCATTTATGAATAAATAAAAATGTTTTTTGCTCACAGGAATTGTGCGATAAGCAGTGACCATTTTTAAGCCAACGTCGTCATCATATTGTGCAGTTGTGCATTCATACTCAAATTCAATTTTAAAAATATCATCTAACGTTACATTTTCCGATTTTAATATATCTTTAATCTTTTGTTTTTGGCTCATTTTTAAACTTTACCTTTCACATAGTCATCTAGTGTAAGCCCATCATTAATCATCGCCCATTTAGCACTTGGGTTCTTAACTTCAACATTTTTTAAATGCCTAACCGCATATTGAACGGCATCGCATGAATGGTCGTTCTTTTTAACTACTTTGAATTGATCATCGTTAGCGTGTAGCTTGTCCACGTACATGTAGTTTTTGTGCTGATCAATGACGTATGGAATATTATTAAAAAACAATAACTTGTTCTGAAACAATAATTGATTGACCAATAAGATATTCCCTGACTTTTCTTTGACTGCTTCGATGAGATTTAGGCCATGTGATTGCAAGTCTCGCCACCATGAGCCATAGTCACGATCTTGTACTTTCATGCTGTAATCGGCAATAATTGGCTGTGGTCCGTATCGGTTACACGCTTGCACAATTTCGTTGACTGTGGGATGTGGTTTGTGCCATTCATCATATATGTATACACGCCCTGACTCATCCTTTGCCATAAACACAATGCTAGTATCAACACGTGTTCCATGATCAAGCCCAATACACTTATACCAATAATCGTGTATCTGTTGCCTAGGTATAATGTGATGACTCATTAATTGGTCATATACCGCATTCTGTGTTGAATCCCAATTACCCTCAAGAAACTGCTGAATGTAACTTGGTGGAAAGTTCTCTTCCATATTTCTAATGTAGTCTTTGGGTAAGTTTTGCCTATTGCTGTATGTTGTCGCCCGAATATATAAACAATCTTCTGGTGGGGCATTGTCATGATAACGTTTCTTGCACCATCCATACCGAGGGTTTCCTTCAGTAAATATCAACTTAACCGGTAAAGCCGTGCCTCTCATACGACCTAACGCACCTAAAAAGTGTTCTTCTTTCAATTCTTCGGCCTGACACATAATAACGGCATCATAACTACTAGACAGAATCTTCCTTGGGTCATCAAACGATCTAAAAATGATTTTGCTATTATTCGAAAAATGAAACTCATGATCTGCTTTCATGTGGGTATACCCATATTCATCTGGGGGGAACGCTTCAAGAAATTGCACTATGCATGTATCCTTAAGCTGCCGATAGCTGTATCTGGTCATTAATAACTGTACGCCCTCATGATAATGGCATAAATAATAAGCCAATAATATGCTAACCCAACTTTTACCTGATCCATAACCACCCCAGAAAGCGATCTCTCTTGGGCAATCTTTCTTCATTGTCATATTTTCATTGAAAACAGTATTGAATATGACTGATTGGTTATAGTTGAGTGTTGCTATCATTTTACTTGTTCATAAAAATCTTGAATTGTCAGTGTTTTGCGTTTCCACCGAATATCGTCTACAAGAACAACAAATTTGTTTTTACATGTGGCAAGGTTGCCATAAGTTCCAATTAAAACGTATTCGTTACCGTCATTTAGCTTGTAACGTTTGTTAACCTTTAATTTAAATTCCATTGATATCGTTGTATTCCTTTTGATTGATTAAAACGTCACGCAATGTATTGTTCTTTTCCTCTTTTTTTAAAGCTTTGATGGGGTCTTTGTTTTGCTTCACCATGTACATTACACGAAAAGCAAACAGAAGATTGATTCCAACGGCCAACGTATAAATCGATAGCGTAATCAATAAATCAATACTTGACCATAGATCATCTAAAATTATATCAACCATTTAACTTGTCCAATTCCTCTGTAACGTTCTGCTTTTCTTGTTCCAATAGATCAATCATCATTCGCTTTCTCGTTGTCTCTAGCCCCGCAATAGCAACAGCAAAACGCTCTTTTTCATCTTGTAGTAATGCACTGTCTAATTGTGACTTATCCCTAATGGCCCGATCTCTTAATTCACTAACAATATTAATATGCCTCTGTGTTGTTTTTATCATTTTTATTCCTCGCTTTCTTTTTTATCTTCAATTAATTTTTGTTCATCATCTTTTAATAAATTTAATGTTATTTCATGTTTAGGTGTTTCGATCTTGGCCTTAATGCTTGTATCATAGATAGCCTCTTTCTCTTCTTTGTCCGCCCATAGTTTGTAAAGAAAAATACGTTCAGCAGGTGAACCATGAGTAATTGACCCCATCATACGTATTAATCTTTCTTTCCCCTCAACCTTTTTTTTATTTAATTCTCTTTTAATACTGTTAAATTCGTCAGATTCTACTGGAAAATGATCATAAAATGTTGGTTTAGAACATGGCATTAGTGCAATAACCCCTTCAATCGTTCGAACTTCACGTTCTTTAATAATCTTTAAAGCCATTTTATAAAGTTCTTCGGTATTATACGCCATTAATCCCTAACCTTTATATCATTCATATCAGCACCCTGATTCACTTCTTCACGCGTCAATAATTGCTTATTTAAATTATGTAATAACGTATTATATCTTTCCTCAAGTAAGCATAGTCCATCTTTCATGGCATCTAATTGTTGAATCATTGGCAAAGAATTAAACTCATCATTAAATTGAATCGTAGTCTCATCGGTATCGTAATTATAATTAATTTTAATTGTGTTCATAACTTACCCTCGCTCCTAAAAACATCCCTAGCCATATAAAACAAACCCCCATAAAATATCATATTATTGATATCCCCATCTACACCACTTAAAACAAACCCTAAAAAAAGCATTGTAGATACGACAGCTTCTGTTATTATTTTTGTTTTACTCATGACTTAACCATCACCTTTAACCCTTTGGCCGTTAGTTCATCAACCAAAGACAATAACAATACTTGTTCACCCTCAACCTTCAAATAAACTGGTTTCTCTTCTTCTTGTTCGGCATCCTCTGGCGTAATAGGCACCCATTCCGGCAAGTCATAACCCCACTCATGAAGCTCTACAGCGTCCCATTCATTCGCCAATAGATCATCGTCATGCTCACCATACGTAGTATTAGCCTGTAGCACAATTTGTCTATACGTCTCTGGCTCTAAGTCATCCCTCAGAATATTACAAGGCACCTCTTTTATCTTTAAGTCTTTGAGGGCTCTGAGTCTCTGATTACCCGACAACACAATAAACTTACCCTCATGCTCTATTACATCCAAAGGCCTGATCTGTGTTAAGTTGCTCTTATCTAGCGATTGTAACAATAAGTTGAATTTTTCTTTGATTATCTTACGTGGGTTCTTAGGGATTCCACGCTCAACTAATTGCCCCTTATTTGCTCTTAGCTCTGTTGTTTTAATGTATCTTTGTTCCTTTAAAACATCCTTCATTAATTCAAATATACAACATCACATAAGAATTTAACAAACTGTTTTTTTTGTTTAACATTTTATTAAAAAAAGTGTTGACCTAATATGCATTACAATGTAATATATTTATATACAAAAAAACAAAGGAGTTTAAAAAATGAAATATAAAGCGATTAAATTAATAGATAGTAGTTACGCTGTCGGGTACGGTAAGAAATACTATCCCGATACAAAAACCAAAAATAAGGATGAGGCAGAAGCCCGTGCCCTTATGATGTCAGCGCGGTGGTACCAAGCCAAAATGCATGAGTGCCACCAAGAACTCACCAATAGATACCCAGATTATATAGATTTCGCTGATCCTCACGGATATCTAGCGTAACTAAACAAAAAAAAAAGGAGTTTAAAAAATGAAAAAACAAGAAATAAATAAATACGATAATCTTTTCGACGATATTGAAATTCTGTTAGATGAGTTTGACTCCGTCCATGAAACAAAGACTTATTACACGGCAACGTTCCATGATAAGTTTGCTCCTGGCTATGAGGGATTCTATTATGACGGGTGCAATGTGGAACCATTTAAGAATGTGGCAACTAGTGATCAGGGCAAGCAATATCAATATGATTCTATAGATGAAATTATAAATCTTATCCCAGAAGCAAAGAAATACCATGAAGAAATTACAGATATCGTTATCGAAAGATATATTCAACTGATTGATGAGGACGGCACGGTTTTATTTTTTATTAAAGCCGGTCTAAGGATGATTGAAGTTGAGTAGGGATTAAAGAGAATGAGTGAAAACAAAACCATAGCCTATTTATTCATATTATTCAATTTAATAATGATGGGCCTATTAATGATTGCATTTTTGAGTCTAGGAGGAGCTTAAAAAATGATAAAAACATTTAAATATATGACAGACTCTAAAGAAACATATGGGGTAGATGTCTTTGGCCTAAAGAAAGGCGGCACCTTTAAATTGATTGATAAAAACCTTTCTTATATAGAAAAAACAAAAGATAACATATTAAGTACTTATCACTATGAATATTTAATTAACATCCCCAATCAAGGATGCCACAGGATCTGTGAAGAAGTCTGGGTTGAATTGATGGCGGATAGTGAATATATAGAAAACTAAAAAAAAGAATAAAAAAAGGAGTATAAAAAAATGGAAAATGTTAACGAAAGAGATTACTTTGGAAAAACTCCGCTTCATAGGGCTAGTAGTTTTGGTGACACTGTGATTGTCAGAATGTTAATAAACGCTGGTGCGGATAAGGAGTTTTAAAAAATGAAAACAAATAAACAACCATTATCATTTAGAATTGAAACTGAATTGTTAGATCAACTAAATCAAATATGTAAAAACAATTCGCTATACAACAAATCGGGATTAATAAATCAGGCCGTCAAACAATTTCTGAAAAATAATAAAGAAAAATTAAAATAATTGTTGACATACAATGTAAGACATTGTAATATAATTATATACAAAAACAAAGGAGTAAATAAAAATGGATAGATTCGAAATGCCAACATATTACGAGGAAGTGTGCCAGGTGTGTAAGGGTGCAGATTGCGAGCCAGTAGAGTTAGACGGTTGTGAATGGGATGCAGTCTGGAGTTGTGAGGTATAATATGTTTAGGCAATTAATAAAAAAATTAGATCGTCAAATTAATGAAGATTGGGAGTTTTGCGATGGTTACGGTACTTGTGTCCGATGGCCAATAACAGGTGGGCAGGTGGTCAAGTCATACAATCTGG